CAGATAATAGTAATAATAGCAACCAGGGAAATGAAACAGATAATAGTAATAATAGCAACCAGGGAAATGAAACAGATAATAGTAATAATAGCAACCAGGGAAATGAAACAGACAATAGCAATAATAGCAACCAAGGTAATACAACACATTGTACCGAATGTAAACGAAGATTTAAACGGTGTATTTGTCCGAACATAGAAGTAAAACCCAAACATCGGTGTCATGTTTGTAACAGACGTCATAAACATTGTATTTGTCGTAATAACCATTATAAACCATGTAAGGTGAGTTCGATGTTATATATTCCACTTTATTCGATTGGGCGTTCTTATTTGTACCCTAATCCAAAAAATTTGTAATTGAGTGAATAAATGCGGTTGTTAATTCGAAAATTGTGATTGAATATGTGTACAATTACCATTTTCAAAATCTGCTTGATAATCTACTTGATATGGCATTGTATGATTAGTTTTGTATGTGAACTTCCATTGTAAAAATCCACTTTTAGCACCAGACATCATACATTCATAAATATCATTTTCAAAATGAGCATAAGACCCGCGGTTAATAGACAAGTCTTGTGGAAAAATATTAGTGGGGATGTTTCCGTAACCACCCAAATGATTGGCTAATATATGACCGGCGTCACAATTCTGATTTCCATCATCTTCTAACATTCGCGAATATTTTTGCGTACAACTGGTGGTTTCCGTTCCGTAATTTAATGAATCGGGATATATTGTACCCGATGCCGAAGTCACTACCAACTGGTCATCATGGTAATCATATACATAATCAATATGTGCGTTTCCGTTTCCCATGATAACACGATTAATACCTTCTTTGGGGCAATCTACAGTAGTACAAACACAATCACTTGAAAAAACGCTTACAAGTGGTAATAATAATAAAACCCTAAAATAGTTCATATATATATTTTCTTGCGAAATTATATAATGCCATACACGATAAGAAAGGTTCGTAATAAAAATTGTTATACTGTTCGCACAACTAAAACCAAAAAGGTGAAAGCAAAGTGCGCCACAAAAGAGAATGCTAAAAAACAAGTACGTCTATTGACTGCTTTAGAAGTAAATAAGGGTTTTGCGAAAAAAGTAAGATCGCGCAGAAGACGAGCAACAATAAAGAAACGTTCTTAAATTGAGTTAAAAACAATACTTTAATTCAATTTAATCTAAAAAAATGCATCCAATGAGTGAAGAACAGCGAAAGGTCTTGGACTTTATTCGTTCAGGAAAGAATGTAATTGTAGATGCTTGTGCTGGATCGGGAAAATCAACCACTATATTATCAATCGCAAAAGAACTCACGGGCAAAAAGATACGACAATTTACATACAATTCTCAATTACGGTTTGATGTCAAAGAAAATATTAAACAGATGAAATTACAAAACCTGGAGGTTCATACTTACCACAGTTTTGCGGTGAAATATTATTCAGATGTTGCGCATACAGATACGGGTATAAGGCAAATATTGCGTGAAGATACGAGTCCAAGAAGTCCTATACCTTTGGTAGACATAGTTGTTTTGGATGAAAGTCAAGATATGACACTCCTTTATTTTGAATTGATTGTCAAAATGGCCAAAAATATGTGTTTGGAAAAGGATCATTGTTTCCAATTGCTTGTTTTGGGTGATTATATGCAAGGATTGTATGAATTTAAAGGTGCCGACATACGTTTTCTGACACAAGCGTCCATAATTTGGAATACATTGCCTCATTTAGAAACGAATTTATTCGAACATTGCGAATTGAAAACGTCTTATCGTATAACAAATCAAATGGCATCATTTGTAAACAATGATATGTTAGGCGAAAATCGACTAATTGCGTGTAGAGAAGGATTGCCAGTTATTTATGTGCGCAGACCAAAAAGTCAAATCGAAAATATAGTCATATATCAAATTAAACGCCTATTGGATGAAGGAGAATGTCCGTCTGATATATTTGTTCTTGGTCATTCTGTAAAAGGGACAAATAGTCATATTCGACATATGGAAAATGTATTAACCAATGCGGATATTCCTTGCTATGTTCCTATGATTGAATCAGACGCCATGGATGATCGAGTTATTAATGGAAAAGTGGTTTTTTCTACTTTTCATACAGTAAAAGGGCGTCAACGTAAACATGTTTTTATCGTTGGATTTGATCAAGGATATTTTTATAATGCTCGAGATATAGATACGTTTGTATGTCCAAACACGTTATATGTAGGCGGAACACGTGCAACACATGGTCTTTATTTATTACAAAACGAGAATTCCAAACCGCTTGATTTTTTAAAACGCGATCAATATGATATGAAACATTCAGAGTACATTGATTTCAAAGGTATGCCTCAAACTATATTTTATGAACCAGTCCAAGAAAGTGATATTACAATACCTACATATTATGTAAATCCTACAGAATTGATCAAATTTATTAACGAAGACACCATTGAATTTGTAACACCTTTACTAGACGAACTATTTATCCAAGAAATAGAACCAACGAGTGAAAATGAGATCAATATACCCAAGATTATTGAAACAGAATCGGGATTATACGAGGAAGTAAGCGATTTAAATGGTATTGCTTTACCAGCAATTTACTATGATGAAATACAAGGTCATAAAAAAGATGGTGAAAATGTATTGCGTCAAATGATCAACAATTCAGTCCAAGAAACCAAATATAATAAACATAGTTATTTGAAAGAAATGATTGAAACCTTACCTGAAACATGTGAAACGTGTGCCGATTATTTGTTTTTAACCAATTTATATGTGGCTTCTCAAGAAAAGTTGTATTCCAAATTAAAACAAATACAACGTCATGAATATACATGGATAAATGAGGATATTAAGAGTAAAATAATGGATAGAATGAATTTACATCTTGGACACGAATTCCAAGAAAACAATGAAACCGAAGTTGAAAATCAAATAATTCATTATTCAATGGAGAAAGAACATGAAAAATTTGATAAAGTATTAGAACCTTATTTTCATAAAGAAAAGAACTTCCGATTTAGTGGAAGATTGGATATTTTGTCAAAGAACGCTATTTGGGAATTGAAATGTACAAGTAAAATATCTCAGGAACATCAATTACAAGTAATTATTTATGCGTGGTTATGGAATGTATTGAATCCAGATAAACCAAGAAATGTGTATTTATTGAACATTCGCACAGGTGAAAAACAGGTTTTAAAGCAAGATTATGACAAACTCACACAAATTGTTGTTGCGTTGTTAATGAATAAATATGAAGGTTATACAACATTGGATGATAATGAATTTCTAGATAAATGTGAAAATATAATAAAAAAATATGATAGTAATTTATAATGGACGATTTCAATTTTTATATGGTAAGTTTAGACTATTGCCATGAACGACGAGAGAAAATGTATGAGTTGTATGATATTAACAGATTAATAACAGTAGACGCATATGATGGTTCAAAACTAGAAAGTTATGATGATATTATTTTGCCGGAAAATTATGAGAAATTTGCGCAACCCGGTGAATATGGATGTTCTTTATCCCATATAAAGGCAATTAAAAAGGCATTTGATAATGGCGAACAAGAAGCATTTATTATTGAAGATGACATGCATAATATTTATTCACATTTATGGGAAAAATCATTAAAAGAAATCATAAACAATAAACCAAACAAAACAGAATGTATGGTTTTTTATACAAGTAATCCGGCAATTAGAGATTTCTTTAAAACAAAGCCCGACAAGGACTATCTAATATGTAATTGGACGTGGTCAACCGGATGCTATTATATTAATCGAGGCGGGATGAGAAAAATTGTGCGCAAATATTACAAAGATGGTAAAATAGATTTTTCGAAGGCGTCATGTCGACATGATGTCATTGCCGATGCCAATGTATTATATCAACAAATGAGGACTTATTTTTACACTCGACCTACTTTTATTGATTGTTGTGAAGAATCAATTATTCATCCAAACCAAATCAGTGTTCATAGACAAAATCACAATTGTATAGTAGACTATTTTCAACAAAAACAAAATAAACAGGATTTCCTAGAGTTATAAAATATGGATTCGAATAGTGATCCATGGGAAACATGGACCATTTCATATGGTGAACGATGTATAGAAAATGAACACTCGTTACAAGATGCTTTACTACAATCAGAAAAAAGAGAATCGTTGAATTGGAAAAAATACATAACAATCGGAATATGTGTAATCGGAATAATAGTCGGTATATGTGTTTTAGTATATTTTTATAATTAAGAATGAGTCTTACATAGAGTACAATTGTTTAGAGGTTTCTTCTGACAATTTTTCCCATTCCGTGTGGTTGCTCCACAAACATATTCATAACTTTGTCCAACGCGACGCTTATTCGCATTCCATTCCTTACTTGCTTCATCAAAATCAATGCGAATGTTATAAGCACCATTCATTTGTTGAATATCTTCCGAAAATTCACTACTAATTGTATCCCGAATACGACTTTGTAGACGGGTATTATAACTTGGAACAGATTCCATGATTTGCTGCTGTGAACGAGTAAAATGAGAATTCATAACTAGAGAACTTTAATGTATGAAGACCCAACTATATTTACAGAAGAATCAATTTTATGTAAAAACTGCTTTTTACATATCTATAGACATATTATTATGGGTGCCAAACAATCAAAATCAAATTATAATGAACCATCAAATCCTAAAAATACATTACCTGAAAATAGAGCAACTACCGAAATAATGAGTTTAGATGAAGTGTATGATAGTTTAGACGATTATAAGGAAGTAATAAATAATGTATATAGTTTAAATAAATTATTAAATGATTATGATGAAGAAATAAAAGAGAAGGCGAACGAAAATGATGACAACGCAATTAATAGCATATTAGGGGCTACATTACACGAAGAATATGATAAAACAAATGAAAAGTATTGTGAAATTATTGAACTGGCTCGCAGCAAAAATGAAGTAGGTGGATGTCGAGTGTTATTTACTTGTAAACATTATGAATCATTAGACGGAATGTCATTAATGAATGTAATGACCGCAAATACAAGCGAACAAATAGATCAATTATCATTTACAAATGTTGCCAAGTTGCTTGAAAATAGAATAGTTGATATGTCACAAAAAATTCCCAAATATGGTAAAACGTATGTTCACGCAGGGTTTGGAGTTTGGACGGGTGGGATACGATTATATTTTAATCTTGTACGAAAACATCCAATTATTGAAAATAAATGGATAATGATTTCATCTGGTATAAATATAAATAATTACGTTAGTAAACCAATCAGTAATTATAAATTATTTTCTTACGAATATAGGTTGTTAATGGAAAATATAACACAAGTCATGAACGCAAATATGTATTTACAAATTATAGAAGATTCGGCAGAAGAAGCAACGCAATATGCGGAAGAAGCAATGGCAGAATCGGAAGAAAAAACAGCATTGTATAATTTCTCACAAAAAGTATGTGATAATGCACCCACCGATCCAACCGCATATGCGAGGTTACAAGAGGCAAAAATGAATGCACAGAACGCGTCGCGTATGGCGTCAAATTCTATATCGACGGCAAAAGCAGCGCAATATTCATTAACCGAAGCAGAGACGTCAATCGCAACCAAAACGACCACATGGGAATATGGACCAGAAGAGGAATATGATAATTTACGGTGTATTTTCTCAGGGATTCATCCCCAATGGAATGGTATGTGTATACGCGATTGTCAAATACGTGGAAATAAATATAATATACCAGAGGTGACGATGAGTGTCATGGCAGATATAGAAGCCAATTATCCGATGTTATTTCACAACCAAACCATATTAACCACCTATGTTACTGAACATGGTCACCATATTGCTATTGTGAAAATTATTAAACATGGAACAGAAGTGCATTTTCAAATGAAAGAGGCTCATTTAGAAAGCATGTTCGGAAAACAAGGACAAGACACAGAATTAAGTAATGATAAGCGTCCACGCAGTCACATATTCATGGATCCAAGTACATATTATATTGGAATCGGTACGAACGAGCGGACAGTTAAATATCCAAATGATTATTTGACTACAAAACAGGATAATATACAGCATGTTGTCATTAAATCACAAACCTATCCCAATGTAGTAAATAGTCGCATTGCCGAGAATTTTCGCCATATGAACTCACGGACAAAGAATTATTATTTTTTCGATCAATTTAGTTCAGCAACTATGCGACGTGAAAGTAATTTATATTCCTTTGCTGAATTAGAAGATCATACGATTGATGGTAGTGATATAGAAGAAAAAGAAAAAAAGTATGGGGCAGATATATCATTCGAATTAACAGATAAAACCAAATTAACAAGAGAGATCGGCAATATAGGTATGGTCATCGATAAAATTTGTGAAAATGGTGAAATATGCGGAGGATTATCTGTCAAAACAAAACCGAATCTAGTTGAAATGAATGGAAAGACAGTAACGAAACCAGGAGATACAATTATGTATGTTTCGAGCAAGGGTGTATTACATATATCCAGTATAATGTTGGGAAGTAAATTGTTACATGTAGAAAAGGATGAAAATGGGGAGGAGCAATTATTATGGGGAGAAAATCTCGTAGCATAATTATATATCTTGTTGGATATGATGCGATATACGTATATAAGATAAATCTCGTAAATTACACGAATAGTAATTCGTATTTTAGTAACTTAAAAAAGTAGGATTATATTACACAATGAGTAATATGATAAGTATATCACCAACGTTACAGAGCAAACTATACATGGAACAATTAAAAAAGGAGGGAAAA